GTCTGTACATTGGACTCTGATTTTTCTTTCAACGAGCCCCTCCTTGTTTTGGTTTTCTTGTCTTCAAGTTCGACCTCCTTGATAGACCCAGCGCAAGACACATCGCACTTTGCACTATGCCTCTTAGTATTATAATAATGTTACCACGTGGCCCAAAACAAGTGGACACGGGGACGATAAAACCGGAAAATTGCAGAAAAATAGCATAAAAACACTATTTACACAACTTCACGATGACTACTAATTGATTAAGGGAAGAAACTGAGGAATAAACGAGGACGAATTACATCTTCCGTTACATCGTAAGCATAGTGAGATAAGATTATCCTCGGATAAGTTTTCCTTATTATGATCAATATGATGAATATCGAGTGCTCTTAAACATTCTTCTTGAGCCACCCCACACAATCTACAATGATAATTATCCCTCGCTCGAATTCTCTCCTTTAATCTCCTCCGAAACTCAATAGGGTATGGAGCATGTGAGAGGCCATTATGCCAATTGGGATTTTGATCACCAATATTAATAATAGAAAGTAGTTCAATCACTTCGGGTCTATGAACAAAGTCGTGATTCAACTCACGTAGTTTTTGCTTTGTCTGTTCAGAGTGGATTCGCCCAACAGCTAAAACGCAAAGGTGCTTCTTTTCACTTTCGAGCATAATTCTGCCCTTATTAAATCTTCCAAACGTATTACCCAAACGCAATTGACTAAGTGTCCTCTTCATATCTTTCGAATGTCGATAACCTATAGGCATTACACTTCCAACTTCTACTAAATTTCACCCTTCAATAGTATAAACTTCGCAGCTTGATTCTTTCCTTCTTCACAAATCGTAATCTCGTGCAATTCCAAATCTGTGACGTCCCACCAACATTGACTTTCACCACTCGAATTAGAATTCTGGCAAACATACTTCCTAGCCAGGGCTTCACCACCGATAGAGAAGCTGCGTAGAATGCCCTTCCGAATCATATCAGCCACGTCTCTTGCTATCTTGACATCGTCACGTAAAATGCATACTACAAACAGTCCAATATCGTCTACTTGGCTTTCCCATTTGTTCCCCTGTGCATCAGTATACTCAGGTACGACTACACCCACTTGAGCATTCCGATGCTTTATCATCACATTCCTAAACTGTGGGTTAGCCATAAACTTCTTGAACGCGGGACGTAAAGCCTGAAGAGGAATACGATGTCCATCTTTATCCCTAACTACAGGACTTGCATAGCCTGCAATTACCACGGGCTTCTTTGCTTGCTTCTCTATTACAAAGGCTCTTTCTTTCATCCCGTTAAATAACGGTGTATCATTGGTAACAATAGCCGAATTACTCTTGATTAAGTAGTCACCAGTCACTATATGATGTATTCCAACGAACCCCAGCTCGAGTTTATTCTGTTCTTTCAGCCTATCCATGATTTGGACTGTCGCTTCCCGAACTGGTTCACAATCAGTAATACCAAATAGTTCGCAAAGATACCACCCCTCAGGTCTACTCACCTCTAGCGAGATAATCTTATCGATTGCCATTGCTATCTGAACTCTGTCACTCGCATCCTCTAAGTCACTAGAGACGTCATCAAGTACGCTAAATATCTTTCCAGCGTTTGCCCTTTTAAGTTCGAGTGCCTCTGTATCTTGCTTTGAACCACCAATCTTATCAATATCACGAATCTCCCTATCCGCTGAAAGGTAACGTTGTCTAACGTCATCCGAACACTTCATCGTGCGGGGACGTAGATTGATAGCGATTATCTTCAATTGATTATCGGTAACATCCTTATCAGGGTTAGCCAAATCGAGATACGTTTGAAGTAGTTTGAAGTAATGCTCATGTGTATTACCATATCCTGGTAAAATCTCTCGGGGGTGACTCCCAAGGAACTCACTAACACTGAATGGCCCCTCGAGTGGTACGTCTGAAGCTTCTTCTCCCCAGTGGGTTTGATCTTCTGGATGGGGTTCATCATAACCAACGTGGCGATGCATATCACCTTCAGGTTCAACACGTGGCAACTTTTTGCGAATAAGGAATTGTTGAATAAGGCCAACAGTCTCGATAGCCTTATGCATAGCTTCACCTGGCATATACTCTACATACTCTTCTGCACCGATAGGATTCTGTAGAGCCTCGTCTGTGGTATCGGGTTCGTATTTCTTGACAGTCTCTTTAGGCTTATCCTTCTGAGCTTCAAAATCAACCTTCATCCAACCCTTATTCTCTTTATCTTCATCGAGGTTATCTAACTTGATTGTCATTAATCTGCCTCCTCGATATTAGTCTTGTCGAAAATCATTTTACCCTTCATATTGCTCACAACAAACTCATCTTCTGCCGTACCCCCAAATAGTGCTGTTTTCTCTGGCGCTAGCTCAACTGAGGTTGAGTGTGCAAATAGGATATCCTTGATTGGGAACGATGCCTTCAATATTACACCTGAGTGCCTTCCTTTTCCATAAGCACTACCTGTAGCAAATGTATTCGCGATTGGTTTACTTGTTGTCCAACTATTTACTTCATACATAGGCACCTCAACATTGGTATCCTTCTTAAGTGCATCTTTAATATTCTTCGCATAGTTACCCTGGACGCCTCTATATAGTATTACCTTCCCCTCGGGTATAAGTTCCTTAAGTTTTTCCTGTGTATCCTTTACCCCAGAGTAAAACTGATTCACTGCTTCTTGAGTTATCTTTGAGCCCTCATACTCATTAGTACCCATCTGATAGAACATATCGTTATACATTGACTCTTCACTAAAATAGTCACCAGAGGGTTTTCCTAACGCTCGCTCATATTCCTTGCGTGACTCATCATACTGTTTTATAATATCCTTCCCCTCATAATCATCAACTTTGGCTTTATTAAAATACCCTTGGGCCATATTTATTAGATACTTAGGCTCGGGACCCATTGCATTCTTGAACCGATATATCATATTGTCTACAATACGTCTATTCTTCGTATATTCGGCTTTTGCAAAGTCACCACCACTAAAATGTAGTGTATTTCTATATTGAGCAATAACACTCTCTTTTACTTCCAGGATATCGTAAAACTTTTTACCCAACCACTCCTTGGGACCTATCAGAATCACTAGTTTTTGGTCTACCTCAGGTTCATCATTATCGACTCGATACCAACTAGTACCATGGCCAATAAAGATATCCTTACCATTAACATTAAAGTGAACAGTGTCTGACCTCAGGGACTCGTATGAAGTTTCGATTTTGTCTAACATGGTTACTTCACTAACCCCACGTGGTTTGAAGTCCCTATGCAACCTGTAGAATGCCCCCTTCTCTTTCGAGTATTGACGAACGGCAATTCCTTCATTCACTAGTCCCTCAAGGACGCCTCGCTCAAGGCCATAATTCAGACGAATATCCAATTCATAGTCCTCGGGAACTTTAGTTGAGATATCCTTAATCAAGTCCAGAATGTGGCCCCGCTTGTTTTCTTTAACTTCCCAACCAACACTGAGATTATCAACAAGGGCTATCTTACCTTGAGGATCAAACTCGACGCGTGCATTAGACCTCAGCTTTGTATTCTCTATATATAATGTATTATCATAGCCTCGATAGTCATAGTCTCCCTCGGTAACTGTTCCCCTTACTTAACGTACCCGACCAAGAAACGTATCATCGTCAATAGGCTTCGGCCCTGGAAGCCTTACTTCCATTGGTTCTCTTTCTTCGGGCTTAATATCTAAGGGTTTAGCCTCTTCTGTTGTAGGAATGTCCCCAGGTTTTACGTATACAGTCTGAGTAAAGGTTTTACCTCCTCTTGTAACCTGCACCTTCTTAGGAACAGTACCTGTAAGAATAGCATTCTCGATGAGTGTATCCTTAAATAAATCACTCCCACTTCGTCTAATTACGACGAACTCCTTATCTTCCCTAACAATTTCCCCAGGGGTGCCTGGAAGGTGTGGAACAGTCTCGTAGCTATATAGAATATCCGAAACTGGGATCTCGGCACTAATTATTTTGGAGACTACTTGAGAATCTTTAGTATCCCCACCCTTACCGTGAAAATAGGCTCTATCTCTTTCAGTACTCCAACTTGTCAAAACACTCGAATCATGGAGCGTTAACTTTTCATCTTTATAGCGCCTAAGGCCCCTATAGAGTTTTATTTTATCAATCCCCCGAGAATAATAATATTCCTGGGTATCGTTGTATAGCTTTGACGCGACATCAAAATATCTTTTATCAGGATCTCCAAAACGATATAATCCAGCTAAGAATTCGGGTCTATCTTCTTTATTAAATATTTTCGAAACCACACATTTCAACCAAAGAGCGTGATCATCTCCACTAGACAGTTCGTACCCTGAAACTACTTTATTCACATCCTCTTCAATATTGCCAGTCAGGTAGAAACTATCAGGATCGATACGTGGATCGGGTAACGATTTATACAGTCTATGACCTATTTCTCTAGCTTTAGGAGAGGCCCCATATCTCATCATATCTTCAGCGGCTTCTACCATTTCACTATTTGAGGGGTCAAATATTTTCTCTAACCTTTCGGCTGTTTTAACTGATACTTCAGGAGTAACATTAGAAAAATATACTCCCTTACGTCCCTCAGTAAGAATCATATGATCTGCTAAAATCAATTGCTCTTGGGGAGTCAAAGATTGGATATTTTTAGCATAGTCTTGATTAGCCGTAACTCTATCTCGAATTTCTACTGCCCGAGCAGTATCAACGCCTTGAGAAGCTTCATCGGGTTTTACATAAACTGTTTGCTCGAAAGTTTTACCGCCTCGAGTAACTTGAACCTTTTTAGGCACCATTCCCGTAGCGATTGCTTTTACAATCAAATCCTCATGCATCTTGAGAAGGGTATCGGTACCTAAGTCTTCCAGTCTCACCTAATCCCTCCCTGGGGACCAGCCTCGTTCTGACTATAGGTTTCGGGATCTTTCTCATTGCTGGGTGGAGGCTCATCCTTTTTCGCTATTGGTTTTCCACCAACGGAAATTCCCGAGCCTTCTTCAATCAAGGCTAACTTATCCCTGAAACTCAGTTCAGATTCGTTTCTATCTTCTTCTTCTTTTTTCATTTCAACATACTTCCTTTTTATGCCCATTCATTACCATTGTTTTGAGTTCTTTCACGTCATCGGATATCGTCTTCAGTTTAGTCTCAATCGAGGTACTCTGAATGGCGATATTCTTAAACTCGAGTGTACACCTTTCAAGCCGCTCTGCACAGTGTTCAGCCTGATTTTCTCTGTTTTCGTTTATCTTATCATAAACCTTCCCAAGAGAAGATGAATCTGTACTTTTCGTCTTTTCATTTCCGTCACTATTACCCAACCTTTTATTTAATATCGCAATGACTGATCCAAGGGTAATTATTACACCCGCTAAACTTATGATGACTTGTACAATCCACTCAGGCATTTTTTTCGTCCTCCATATTTATTCTAGACTTTTAAGGAATTTCTCCATCCCAACTCTATCAATTTCCATATTCGAATCTTCACTTTCAATTTCGGAAAAACCCGCCCCTCTATAAAAGGGCTTTGCTTCTGTATACGCACTAAGGTCAACTTTTTTAATATTTGGGTCACTGAGTGCTCTATCAAATATCTCTCCAAGCAATCTTCCACCTACACCAGTTACTTTTCGTACATCATTCGATCCGCCATAATTCCAAGGGGCTGATGCTATAAATGAAATATGTAGTGAATCCTTATGGGGTTCATAACAAAGGACACCCTGAACACTTTTCTTAGCTTCAACATGAAATCCAGGTTTTCCTTCATATATTTCAGCAAGTGCATTTTGACCCACATCGATTGATGTTATGATTCTATACTTCTGAGTCTCAGTCAACCCACTCATTTTATCCTCATAACTCATTTCTTGCCAACCCTTGGGCCCAAATCTCTTATCGCCAATCTTTGAAGGAATAGAATCAAATACTGAGTGGGGTAAATCCATTATGTTTTCAGCCGTTGTAGGACGACCCCGTTCTTGTCTTGGTGCATATGTAGGTGCTGGTTGTTCAATAGGCTTAAGACCTAACTGTTCAGCCTGCTTTGGATCTACCCAGAACTTTTGCTTAAATTCCTTACCACCCCGAACAATTATTTTCTCAACGAGAACCTTTCCTGCTTGTTCCCAAGCCTTTTCGATTGCTTGAGTAATTCTATCCTCAAGTGGAATTTCAACACCATCAGGGGGCTTAACTCTATTCGGGTCATCACTTATCATCGAGTCGAATGCTTTCTCGACAACCAACTTCAGAGGATGGGGCCATTCTGGATTTTCGGCATCAATATTTATAGCGTCCATACATCCTCCTTTCCTAGCTTAAACTTAGTCTCCTGAGGACTAATGAGTACCTCTTTCTGCTCAGGCATGGAACTCATAAATGCTGGATTGGAGAACCAAGCGAGATAGATATCATCAGTTTTTACCTTCCTCTTTATTACGAGATAGTCCCCCTTCTGATGTACGAATGCGAAGGCAGCTATCGGATCTTGAGAATATGAAGAGAGTAAAAACTCATTAAGTTCAACTTCGCCTTCCTTAGCCATCTTCTCTTTAATCTTCGTTGCAGTTGATCCATAGATGCCTCGATAAAGTGTTATCTCGTCACCAAATAATTCCTTTGCCCTTTGAACGGCAAACTCCTTTTCTTTTTGCAATGTAACTTTAATAGGCTCGGTTGTGGGCTTCATATCAGGGCCAAGTTGCGTCATAAATGTCTGTGCAAAACCAATTACTTGATCGATAAAACTATCTTCTACGGGCTTGCCCGTTACTGAATCTAATTGTGCACGGACCGAGTCTCTATCTAGAGTCTGCCCTCTCATCTCAGCTACCATCATTCGAATGCCTACTATATTTGGAAGTCTTCCTTCAACCCAATCGTCCATAAGCCAGTAGCCCCGTGAGTTTGCTTCACTTCCAATCACTTGAGTACGAGTATTACTTAGTTCCTCAGTTAACTCCTTTATCATCTTAACAATTTTAACTGGGGGACGTTTAGAACTACAACTAAGCAACCTATTATAATCCAATTGTAAGAATGACGAGTACATCCGGCGGGTCTCTGGAGAAACTGTAGGATGTTCTTTCGTTTTAACCTCTTCCTCTGGTCGAATGTAAACTGTTTGCTCGAAAGTTTTACCGCCTCGAGTAACTTGAACCTTCTTCGGAACGAGTCCCTCTCTATCCGCATAGTGAATGTAATCACTAGATAACAGAATAGCATCACCAAGATCGTCTAACTCAGCTATCAATTCGAGCTCCTTCGTAACTGGATTGCGATGAATTCTAAGTCTAAGCAATTGCTTTCCATTCTTCGCGAACGTAATATCATCATTATTCGCAATCTGGGCCCCATAGGTTTCTGCGAACTTGACATACTGGCGTTGACCCATATCGAAGAAATCGGCCATCTTATCCTCAAATGGGTCTTCCTGAACTGTAATCTCAAGTCCAGTATCCTTTGCGAAGGCAAAGTTTCGTACGTGTCCTACCAACATAGGAATTGTAAACTTTGGTGTAAACTTAGATACCTCTCCTGCGGCTTGCTTCAGCCATGACTTCGTAAACTTAGGCAGCTCGGATTGGTCTATCTTCGTAAATAGTTCCTGTTTCGCTTTTTCGATTCCCCCCTCATCATTCTTCTGAATCGCTCTTTGCATATCAAATAGGCTATCAATACTTCCATCAACGTACCTAAAGAGCGAAGGAAGCTTCTCCTCGTGGAATAGTGACAGGTTATCAGCGGTACTTAGCGCCGATAGTAATGGCTGTTCTTCCCAATCGATATTTGCTTGATCGTGATTCAGTATATAGTGTTCCATCTCATCCAGTTGGTCTTCACTAAAGTATTTCCTGAAGAAATCCCTCTCACTTTCAAACCACTGTCTACTATACTCTGGATGGAACTTCGTAGCAGGTAGTGATGTACGTGCTTCCCCAACAGTATATCCAATGTCGTGATTAACCATCACAAGGTTAACCAAGAATCTATCTTCATCTGTAACCTTAATTCCAGCTTCATCCATAGCAGTTAGAATTCGGTTCTGGAAATCGATGTTACTCCAGATGTGACGAATACCATGATCGCCTAACTGCCTTTCCCATGCCCTCACCTCTTGATAGATAAGTTTATCGATGGACGAGGTAATCACCTCTTGTAATTGGGTGGGATTAAAGTTCCCATGTGCTCTAGACCCAGTAGTAACAAGGTGATATGCTATATCTCTAACCTTATTATATGTAGTGGCATCAAAAAACCTTTCGAACTGGCTAAGATACCCATCAGCATTATCTTTCAAAGTCTCCACGGCCTGCGATGTGAATGACTTATCAAGCTCTTTGAACTTCACTATCTTTCCACTGCGGAGCTTCGATACAACATCCTGAAAAATCTGCTTCTCTTGTTTAAGGTCTATCAGTGGGGGCTTCTCAACTACTTTTTGAGGTTCCCCGGGCGTTCCATCTTCTGGGCGAATCCAAATCGTCTGGACAAACGTTTTTCCATCACGGGTAACTTGCACCTTCTTTGGTACAAGACCTTCTCGGGTTGCCAATTCAATTAACATTTTCTCGAACTTAACGACCGTAGAATGTTTAGCATCAAGTCGAGCTTCTTCTTTTAGTATACCTACAAACTTACCAAGATTATAATCATCAATTTCATCGGGTTCTATCCACTTATAATCTGTATGCTCATCCGATAGTTTTACATCTCCTTCGGCCTCGGCGGTATAGAAGATGACTGGTTTCTCTCTTTCACCCAACTTCATTACTTCTGTCTTAAATGAGACGGGATTTGCTATCAACAAACTCGTTTCCTCTCTAACTTCTCGGGCGAGGGCATCCTCCAACTTCTCCCCCTCTTGAACGTGTCCTCCTGGTAAGTCCCAATAGTCTGAGTGAGCATCCTTGAGTATCAATACTTTCGGTCCCTTCCTGATTATCGCTTTAACAGAGAGTTTAATGTCATCAGCATTTTCTATTACTATACCCCTATGAGCTAACTCTCGCTCAATAACCTCTGCTAAATCAATCTCGGCATCGGGTAGGTCAACTTCTTTCTTTCCACTAGGTGAAACACTCACCCGACCCCCAAACGTTGGGGTAAATCCTGTACTATCTACAGTAGCCACACCACCATCTTCACGATTAAGTTTCGTTGTAGTCCTTTCCCCCTCCCGGTAAATTTCATCTGCTATCCGAAGCAGATTATTCAGTTCGGGAGCACGATTCTGCATTGCATTTTGTATGTGATTAACTACACTACTATACTGCGACCAGAGTTCAGTCGTACCCCTATCATTTCTATTATTTGTATCATCAACTTCCTGATTTAGTAGTTCTACAGCCTCAGTAAGCTGATCATTCTCAAACAGCTTCCGTGCAATATTCAAACGCCTTGAGGAGTAATCAACTTTCTCGAGTTCTTGACCCACTAGTCTCTCCAGAACATCGGGTAGGTCAGGAACTTTTTTATCTGTTACGATTTCTTTACCCTTAGGTAGATATACTATGAACGATTTGAAATCCCCCCCAGGTAAATCTTTCGCCTCTACTTCCTCAACTGTAATCCGAAGAATTCCACCCTCTGGAATATCCAGGTCGGAATTGATCCTCTTCAGTCTCAAGTAGTACTTCCCATTTATCTCTACGGCCCCATTAGTATCACTCTTATCTTGGGGTTTAGTCAATTCATCATCACTCAATCGATACGCAGTATCGGCATCATTTAATCTCACCTGACCCGTAGCTGGTGAGCGTGCAGGCCCCCAACCTCTTTCAAAAAGCTTACAGCGACCTCGAGGGCTAACTTTGCCCAATACTTTCACACACTCACCTGGTTTACGTGCAGGATCACTAGGACCCTCTTCTTTAATGAAACTCTTACACGTAGCACATCTATCTGAAGAAGGTGATACGTCAACGTAATCAACTTCGTTCTTTGCTACTTTCCGCTTCAATAAAATTGCCTTGAGAATGAGTTGGCTTGTTAAAAGATTCCCCTCAAGCAATCTTTCCATCTGCTTTGCTATATTTCCACTTCCTGTTTTGAGTGTCTCCCCCTTCTTCCCTATACCTATAGCCTTTGCCCACTCACTGCTAATTGGGCCTACGGCTACCTCATAGCTAAACATCTTATCATTGCCCTCAACTGGTTCTTTCGCAACAACAAGAACATTTACTTCACGAGGGGCTTGCTTCTGGATGGTACAAATACCATTTGAATTCAACTCACGTTCAAACTCTCTTGACGCCTGCTTAGCGAACGACGCAATACCCTCAAGAGCATCAATGGTACCCTTTCCAAATCCCAACCCAGTTTCAATTATTGAATGACGAAGCTTCGCACCTCTAGCCACCATCTTTCGAACTGTTGCTTTAACGAACTCATCTGAGTTCTCGAGCTTATCAGGAGAGGCATCAAACCTTTCCCAAGCGTTCAGTTCTTCCTTGACTAAGCTAATGCGTGACATGATATCTTCGCTATCAAGTGCATAACCTTGTCGGGCGAGACGAACAGCCTCATTTAATATACCCGAAACCGTAGACCAGTGAGAATCTGTACACGACAGACAAGAAGTTGCTATTTCTCCCTTATTAACTTCGGTTTTTACCCGTGGTTCCTCTTCCGACAATAAATTAGGTACTGTTTCTTCTTTCGGAGCGTCCGCTTGATTTCTATTTATCAATTCCGATGTGAAAATCGCTGCCAGTATCTCTGCATCATCTTGAGTAATCTTTCTTTTCGCTTGATCGGCAACTAATCGCTGCCAAGCATCTCGAATCTCTGATTCTTTAATTTCACCAAGGGGATCTGCATCTTGGGTAAGTTGATTAATGTAGTCTTGCCCCCTAATATACTTGGCTGCTCCAAACTTACGTGCATAGGACGAACTCTCAAATGGTCCGTCCTTACCCCAGTACCATTTTCCCTTTTTCTCTTTTAGTGCCATCAGCTTCCATTTATCAACGTTCGTTCGAATCTATAACCTTTAGGGCGTGATCGGGTAATATCATGCTTTCCTGAAGTACATACCCAACCAGTAACGTATTTTACTCCCTCAGAAGTATGCATTGCAACGGTATACTCAATCATTTTCTCTTCACATGTAGGACAACGTCCTAAATGTCCCGGGGGTATACTCTTTTCGATTGGTTCGACTGGTAGAGGTAATGGTTTAGGCATATCGTTACCTTCCTTTATTCCTCTCAACTATCTTTTCCCAAATTTCTGGATGGGTACTAGCTAATTGGTTAGTATTCAAACTCGCGAGGGCATGAACGTCATGAGCCCTCTTTGGATCTTCAGCTCTATCCCCAGGGATTTTCCAGCCAAGAACTGCTCGAATGAGTTCAGCCCTATCCCCATGGTAAGAGGTATCCCAATTTTCTGCAGTGGGTAATGGATGGAGTATAGGTCCACCGGTGCTTGTGGTTTCACTGGCGGATCCAGGCCGTACGAATATTGTTTGCTCGTAAGTTTTACCACCACGAGTAACTTGAACCTTCTTAGGTACAAGACCTTCACGACCTTGTTTAGAAAGAGTTGAACCTTTTCTAATGACTCTTTCGCGTATCATATCATCATCAGCGAAAATCTCCCCATTCGTTCGTAGGATATATTTCTTCCCTTCGTGTTCAAGAGTCAAGTCCCCATCCTTATTCACGTCTACTACTTTAACATCCTCACCCAGTTTATGAATCACGTTTTGCTGTTCATCTGAATAGAGATCTTGTTTTATGAATGAAGCAAGATGTGCCTTCTTTCGTGCTTCAGCGAAATCTTCTTCAGTGCACTCTCCTTTCTGTTCCTTCACAAGATGAAGATGCTCCTTAAATACCCTCTTGTAAGTATTGTCTTGCTTCATCAATCCAGTCCACAGATTATCAACGATTTCGTTAACCTGCTTTGATATCTCTACTGGTTCACCAAGAGACTTTGGTGTTTCTTCCCCCGTTGTTACAAACTCCTTCGGTTTTGAACTTCGATAACCTTCTTTTGGCTTCATGTCCGTTACCTCAACCTGAGAGACAACGTTTGCAGGATTTCCATCTTCGGACTTATTCACTTGCTTACCCGCGATTCGATAAATGACTTCCTCTAGCTCTTCGGGCTTCATTCCAAGAGATATAGCTAATGCGTGTACTTGATCATCATTGGGTGTGGGATATTTCTCGAAGAACGCATTAACCCTCTCGGTAATAGCATCTTCCTTTTTCATCTCCATCGCCTTCAGTCGAGTATAGTAATCGGGTAATTCCTTAAGATGTGCAAGGGCTATCTTCCCTAGAGCTTTCTGGTCCCCATCTATCACATCAGTGTGCTCGAGTTCTACTCCCAATCCCATTCTGAATTCTTCCGGGTTTATATTTTTCCAGTTGACCTTAAGCTCATCCCCTATCTTTCGAGCTTCCTCTATAGAGAAATCCTTCTTTTTCATCTTCATGCCCGGATCGATGATTCCAAACTTACTTGCCGTGGGTGGTTCACTCGGACTAAATCTAGAGGGGCCGACAGGAATTCCTTCAAAGGCCGAGAGTTCAGGTTTCTTCTTTGGTTTACCCTGTTGGGAAGTATCTGGATCAACTGGTACACCTACTCCCTCTTCAGGTTCTTGTTTCTTTACAACCTTTGCAATTACAGCCTTTATGAGAATAGCCTCCTCCGACTTCAAAACAAGAAGTTCCGCTATCTCATTTTCCGTCAAAGCCTTTTCCATTGCACTTTCTCCTTTCCAGCCACTAGCATACGCGGCCGCTTGTTGTTCTTCGGCTTCTCCCCTAGTATCGAAGGAGCCATGACCTGAACCCCAGTGCCACTTTCCTTTATTGTCTTGAGTAATAGGCATTATATACCTCCTAATTTAGGTACTCGAGCTATTCCACAACGTTGATGATAAATATCACTCGTCTCTTTATCAGGTATAGTCTCAGCCCCTGGTATTCCAAGAGCCAAAGCTGTATTTTTCGTCGGATCCCTCCAAAGCATTTGAATTTGTTCAAACGTATACGGACCACCGGCAGCTAGAACTCGACTGATGGGTTTGGTTCTATCATCTATCTTGGCTATCCAGTGATACTCATAAGTTTCCTTTTCTGGATCAGATGACCAAGCTAGTAATCTTCCTTCACCCGCAAGCTTTGACATCTCAGTTCTAACGATTCGTTGAATTCTCCAATCCGCATCCTCATCAACGAATCTCTTCATAGAGAGTGTCATACGCTGCAAATCGGGCGGGGTATTAGTAAACGCATCTAAGATTACCTGCTCGAAATGCTGTCGGGCGTCTTCCGCAAACGTACGTAAAGCTGGAACGAAGCCTGTCGGAGTCTCAGATAGCACTTTCAATACCATTGCATCTTTTGTAGGTGAAGGTTGATAGCCTCCCTCCCTCATACCTTGGCGTAATCCTGCATCCATTAGCTCTCGAAGTATCCTTCTCGAATCTTCATCAGCTGTTTTTCTCCACTCATCAATAGTCTTTCGCACGGCCGCTATCGCTTGCTGTTTTGTCATCCAGGGTTTTATCTGCCTTGCAAGTTCCGAGACCCTAGAATTAAATAGTTGATAGGTCATCGAATTGAGTTGATCGCCTAGTTTTATAGTTCCATAAGGCTGTGGACTTGCTTGCTTTTCAAGCAACATCGATTGCATACTATAACCATCTTGACTACCACCCTCTTCACCATCAGCAGAAGGTTGTACTGAGAAATCAGGGATCTTATTCACAGGCTGATTTTGGTCAGGTAAACCCGCTCCTGGTATTTGTCCTGCCCCTTCTGTCCCAAATGGTGTCGGTCCCATCAACGGATTAGCTTCACCTGGGCGTTTTCCTTCACCTGAGAATACAAAGTCGCCCCTAGGAGTTAGAGTTGCTGAGAAGCCCATCTGGACAAGAGCGCTTGCGTATTGAGCTTTCAAATTCTTAACTCTCCAGGCATTCTCCTCTGATTGCTCTTCAGGAGTTACTAAATGGATATAATAGTCCTCGATTCCGTACGCATCAGCGAATCGGGGTAATACTTTCTCATTATAAATAGTTTGGGCCGCTTCGATAACCCTTGCTTGTACTACTAATTGTACTTGTGTCGATTGAGCCCCTCGAACGTCTTGAGGTGCTCCCTGAAAGATAGCCATCACACCATATAAGCCTGCAATACGTTGTCGTATCTCATCCCTAATGGGAAGGTAATCAAGTTCCTGTAATGTATAACCAAGTTTAACCCACTCAACCCTACCATGACCTGATTGAGACTCGATAGCAAGAATTGGAACGTAGTGAGGATTCTGTTCCAACTCCATTGTCCACTCACGTCTTTTCTCCTCAAGTGCTTCCGCATTCTCACCAATGATTCCTAATATACCAACGGGCAATTGCCTTTCATAGAAATAGTCATATAGGAACCTATCCATGCCAATGAGAGTAAGTGCTTTCTCATATACAGAGAAAATGGGAGAATATCCATAGGTCTTACTCGGTCCATACTTAGAGTAATGAACAACTTCATCACGGGTGTAATACAACACTTTACCGCGATATCTAACCTTATACATTGCTGGAACAAGATGCATACCGCAGGGAGTATCTGTACCATTTGATTTTATAGAGGCTGTGCATCTTCCACTCTCTTTACCTACACTATCCCGATGGCGCAAACAGAACCAAGTATTCTGCTCAGGGTATCCATTTGCATCTAAATCGAACTCAGTAAAGATGGGATCGAGTCTTTCAACTGAATCAACTCGAGATCGAACGTGTGCCCCATAATCATCCAGTTGGTATGTCTTAGCTAGAAGGATGAAACCATCATCAACTATCTGGACATCATCTTCTGACTCCTTCAGGACATCAACGAATGATTGACCGAACTTATTGATTTCCCTAAAGTGTTGAGAAATACGTTTCAACTCTCTCGGATTAGGTTCACGAGTTGGTGAATTGCATGTGGGGCACACTTTTACATCTTCCTGGAATTCCTGTTCACAATTATCATTTGTACACTTCCTCACGAACTTAGGTACAAATGAAATACCCCTACGGAAGATTTCGTTCCGTAGATTAAGTACTGCAGTACGGATATCAGATACGTTAAACGCGATTGTATAGAGATCATCCAAGGCACGTCTACGTTGAAAATAACGTTGTCTTCGTTCTCGGTAACTAAACTCATCCACCCCGAGATAGCCTGTCTTTGCAAAAGTTGATCTTATCTGAACGGATTGACCCATTACAGGTAATTGGGTAGCATCAGCGAGTTTCTTTATCTCCGCATCCCGAGCCATAATTATCTTTTGTGCTTCCTCTATTGTTTGAGGAGGGGGCTCGGGTTTATTCTGTTTTACTTCAGGCATAGTTTACTCCTTACCATAGAAATGGTCTCCGACCAAATCGTTTTGTGTTACCTCGAGAAGCTGAAAACACCCCCTTTCGTGCACCAAATACTTCTCCAAGGTTACCCACTATCTTCATCCGTCCAGCTATACCTTGCTTGCGTCTAATAGGTTCACTTGCGAACCAACTAGCCATTAGAATGTCCTTACTTCTACCTATCGGATAAGTTTCCATTTCCTCTAACCATAAACAAATAGGACATTGACAAGCAAACGAGTGATTTCCCGCTCTCGGGATTATCCACCCTCCCTGCTCGAACTCGAGAGATAATCCTGGCAATCCTGAGATAGGATCGGCTTTGCTTAAAGTCGTAAACGGCTTAACGTTCATCTTGCGCTCTGAGTCTACCTCTTGTACCCACTGGAGTAGTGTTTGCTGATACGCGTTATTCTCTACCATCACTATCCCAGGATGCCATTTATCTTGAATCTCGAACAGCTTACGAACTGTCTGAGGGGCAGTTAGTCTCTTACGCACTATTTCAAGTGGTATTCTTTTTCTTCGCACTGAATCCCAAGCTATTACGAAGATGACAGTGTAGGCTGATTCAGTTGATGTTCCTACGGCAAGGTCAACACCCACAAACTTGGGTAATTCGTAAACCCAAGGATACAACTTCCCTAACTCGATAGAAGTATCGAATGACTTCTCTAACATCTCAAGTGGGAACAAAGTCTCATCTGAGGTCAAAGCGATATTCTGGAACTGTCTCTGGAATTCTCTTTCTCCAATCTCCCCCATACGTTTTGTAAGAGCCTCTATGCTCCACTTGGAAGGCCATAATACTGAACCATTCTCTTGAATCGCCTTATACACTCTACTACTATAGGATGCATTACTTAACAACTCGTGAGTCAAGTCATCCATATGCCAGGCGGTTCCAATATAAACCATCCTTCCATCAGGTTCCATCAAGTTCATCCAAACTGAATAGAAAGCCTGTTTGACTACCTTTCGCATCGCGGGATATTGCAAAGCATTTCGGAAGTCAATTGGGTCATCAAAGATTTCAAGATCTGCACGTCCACCTGTTGCCGTAGATGTAATACCGAGAGCCTCTATTGAAGCATCGGCCATCTTCTTATCTCTTTCAATAATGATTTTATGTTTCGTCCAAGTACCTCTCGCGGCCGGTTGTAGTTGGGGGAATACTTTATGGAATCGCTCGTTTCCCTCTATATGCTCTACGATTTCAAATAATCTATCAGTTGCCTTATCGTCCGACTGTGAGATAATCTTGATGCGTAAATTCACATTGTTCCCTAGTTCCCACAAGGCTCTACCGATTGAAAGTTGGCTTGACTTCCCATGGTCACGCGGTCCAAGTATTAACGCGTTTGGATGTCCCGTTGGATTCCAGACGGGATGTCCTAACATTCCCTGCCACTCTCTATGGAATGATTGCTGATCCCAACCCATAACATATTCACAGAAATCATTAGGGTCGCTTCGCGCAAGCAAGACCTTAATATCGTCTTCGAGTTGATTCAAACTACTAACTGTCTGTGCCATCTTAATTCAAACTCGCTTTAGCTTCTTCTTCGTCCCTCATCTTCTTCGTCACAACTAACAAATCACGAAGTTCGCTTGGGGTAAGATTCTCAAGCCTTCTCCTTCTTTCCTCATCCGTAGTCTCACCCCGAGAAGTAGGTTCACCAAGGAGCAGTTGATAATACTTACCAACATCAACACGCAGTCGGGCGAGACGTGCGAATTCTGCTGATTTAGGATTAAGAACTGAATCATCTTCAGCATCTTGTTTCTTACGTGAAGGAATGAGTGACTGATCAAGGCGTTGAATAAGGTTGGCGATGGTTTGAGTTTCTCTCGACTTCAATAACTCAATCTTCGTGAAATCAACTAAAACACCATCTCTCTCCAAGCGTGCGGGCCACTGTAGATCAGTAGCCTTTTTCATCAGTGCATCTTTCGAAGGCATATCTGGAATACCAGCTGAAAGCATTTCTTCAATATTCCCACAGCAGCGCCTGTACAACTGGTAAAGGAAGTCGTTATTGGGTTCGGCCATTATGAAACTCCAGAATTTTAATCTTAACGGATTCGATATTCGTCAACTCTGAGTCCAAAATAATTAGTGTCTTGAAACCCAATTGTGAAAAGAAGGTAGTTCGTTCTTCAATTTCCTTTTCGATTGGGTGACCCACAATTTCAATATCGTGCCAGTAATCTCCAAAGAGTTCAATTAACTTCTTCTGGCCATTCGTGTTAATAAAGTCGGGACACTTCCCATTAATTATAACTTGACCATCCCCAACGAATCTATATGGGAGGCTAAGTTCCTGAAGAATCGATTGAAGTTTAAGTTCTGATTTATTAGGGGAGACATTCATAGCATCCCATATCATCTTAGAATATTCGGGATTTTGCCATTTTCTTAACATCCCTTCTCTCATATTCTCTTTCGAAACAGGAGAGTGCTTTTTTCCCAACTTATTTTTATTCCCCCTCAATGATTTAGATAACTTTAAGAGAACATCAGGCGAATGCATCCTTTCTTTTGCTAGTGTGGAACAAACCCCATGATTTAATCCAACTATACCATGACTTCCACTAATACCAAGAGTTAAGAGAACTCTTTCGAGAACAAGTTTTCTCTCTTCTTCCCAAAGTTCCTTAAGTTCTTTATCTATCACATTTTAATTATAAAAGAGACACCCTGGCCCAAAAAAGAGGAAACCAGGGAAGTGACTCGGTATTTTTCAGTGCTTTATGAGAGATAGTACAAGGTCAGTGATATCCCCGATGCGTACCTCGGTAGCAAGTATGGCATCAAACGATATTGACCCAATGCTTTCATTGTCGCACCTAAACATAATCCTTTTCTCGGGCCAGTATACAGTTGCACCACAATCGGGACTAGCTACCTTAACTAATTCCAGGGCTGAACGTATCCTGGAAAGAAGTAAACCCTCTTGGACGAGAACTTCCTTCATATGCTTTGGAGTCACATGAAAACGAAGTTGTAACTTCTCCCACCAATTTCGAGCCCATGGCGGACGTACGGGTAAGCCAATCTGTACTACTTCACTCACTTGTCTACCCTTACGCCTAACTTTTCGTCTTCTCGACCCATAAGGTATGCATCTTTTAATGCAATGAGAATCCCATCTACGGAAGGAGACTTCCCTGAAATAACATCACGGCGAAGGGTATAGACCCACTGGGCCCTCTCATCGGCTGTAGGATACCTTGGTTCTGGAATCCCAAGAACACTATTTGAAGGCTGACCTTTCGCACGTATCCCGGCAGGTCGCATGATGTCCGGGTGATGGTGCATGAAGGAATAACAATTTCCCTCTACATCTACTACAATGTTCTTGCGGTCACACTTATGTTGCAGTATAGTAGGCCATGCAGGAACGAATCCAGGTTCGCGTGTTTGCTCAATTGGAATACCTTCCTTCATCTTAATACAATGCATACACTCTGTACGCCCACAGAGAACTATTTCAGGTCTTGCTTCTTCTGCCATGGAAACCTCCACTGTCTTATTTTCGTATTAACATTAGGTTTTGATGGTACCACCTTTCCCATCTCTTGTAGACATTGAGTTACCATCCGCGTTGCTACACCATATCTCTCAAATGAGAGTTCAAGTTTATTGGTGGATGCATCCAGGTCAGAAATTATTATCTTCTGAGTGGGCTCCATTTCCACTTGGACTTGCAATGAACTCGTCTTGTTCTCGATTGTCCAGATTCGTGTCTGGTATTCTCTTTTCAATATTGCCACGGGTAACCTCCTTCACGGGTGTTCTTAAATCCTTCATTGGTATCATAACGCGATTGCTGAGTCTTTCTGCATCAGGCCACATATCATTATCGAGAACTAACTCAACCTCAGCAGTATGGGTTGTTCTATCGAATCCTACAATCGTTCCTTTCGTACCCCTTAGGACGAAGAGTTTAACTTCGATAACTTTTTTATCAGCCCTCTTAACAGGATTCTTACACTGCACCTTAACTGTCAGATTCTTCGGTAAAGAAATTAGCTCTGATTGATCTAGCTGTTTCCCAGTCAAGAGTGAGTCTACAACTTTCGTGATAGTGCATGCGTGATTAGGTGGTGCATCTACTATCGAGATCTCGGCCAACTTCAACTTATTATTAGCCTCCCTAGGGTAGGTTCCTATATCTAAACCTTTCCCCAGAAGAGGTAGTGTAAACACTACATCAGGCTTTAACATCCGACGCTTGAACGTAGGCATCTTATCAACGTACTTTTTGAAGAATGCATTAAATCCTTCATCCCAATTGATATCGTGGCCCATCTCTGCCTTCATATTAGTAACCCATTTCCACTCATCCCGAAGAGCGATAGCCTGAGTAAGGTTACCAGCATCTTCAAGTGCTTGAGAACTACGTATAGTATCCCCCTCGATTTCAGCTAAGGCCTTCTCTACGAAAAGAGTACCTATACGTTTTTTCTCGAAGTCAGGTTCTTCTTTGATAAGCTGAATTGCCTCCGCCACCTTTCTTAAGGATGCGCGTCTTTCATCTGCACCCATTATGTTTCCTCCTTATCTATTCCCGGTTTATCCAAGGATTTCCCGGGGGATTCGTTTTGCACTGCATTATTCTGTTGTTGTGAAAAGTCTTGGAAGTGTGCATCTTTCGCTAACTGTTCTGCAGCTCGAGCTTTCGATTCTTCTACTACAGCAAACGCTTGATAACCCAATCGTTCCTTATCGCCATTCAACGTATAGAGAGGCGACTTCTGAACAGTAGTTAACACTTCCTTGATAGTATCAACTTGTCCTTTCCTCGGCCCGAGCAATATTCTTACAGTCGCTCCTGGCTTCAACGGAATGACTTTCTTTGGTTTCGGTTCTTGCATCTCTGCCTCAAAAGTGAGGGGGCTAAGACTATTCGAAGCCCCCCACACTATACTTTAGTTTAAGAGTGAACCCGCAACTCTCATCAATGCCTCATTCTGTACAAAAGGCATATCTTTTGCTACATAAGAGATACTGTTGAAGACGTCCCAGGCACTTAAGTCAACAGGCCCCGGTTGGAGTAACTGTTTCTTTTTCAGGATGGATTGAGCAAGGTAAAGTTTCCGAACTTCGGGTTCTACCTTAAAGACTGCATCAGTAGTCTCGGTATCGAACATAGTCCTTACCTGATTCCACATCCGGCCGAATTCCACATCAGTTACCTTCCGCGTAGGTAATACCTGAAGTGCTTCCGCTATCTGGCTTGCTCTACCATTCAACGTAGCAAGACCATTTAGAAAGTTATCAAGTCCACCATCGTCCTTACTATTACCCCAGTGGACGTTTCCGAAACTATCTCCAACAACTGCCCCATTGGAGCAGACAAGTCGGAAGGTCATTAAGTTAACCTTCGGCAGCGGGCCTCCGGTTTCGCTTGCAACCAGCATAGTACCAACCTTTATCACATCACCTACTTCGGGCTCCGACTGGATGGCAGGTACTTCAGTTGCAACTTTCACACCACGGATGCCTATCCGGGCCATGGCAATATCGCCCTTCATCGCTTGGAGGATAGTTGACAGTTTTGGTGCGTGGTAAGTCGCTTTCTTCACATTGGCAACATTTCCGTCTTTTTCAACGAAAATCTTAACACCAAATGGATCTGCACCCTTGAGGCGATTAACAATTGTCTCAAGCAGGTCCGGTGGAATGTTTGCACCGAAAGTGGTTGGGATTTTAAGCAACCCCAGTAAGTTCTGGAAGGCCCATGGCGTCATCTTCATATTGTCTTTACCAACGGTCAATTTATATTCATCGGTAACGGCCAGGGTATTAATAGTCTCCAACCGGGTGTTGTAGGCAAAGTCTTTTGTCAATACTTCGACTGCTTGTCCGAGTGATTCGACCTTTACTTCACGCTCGGGAGCGAAGCGGCTCAGGGTCTTTGTGGTTCCTTTAGTCATCTGTTTTTTCCTCTCCTTTTTATTTAGTAGTACATTTTATATTATACGACCACGTCTTCACATGGTACCCGTTGTCTAAAGAAATTTTGCCAGAAATCACGATTTGTATTAACGCGTGAGTTATCACCCCTACAAAGTGAAATCAAATTAGAATCCCTCAAATTGCTCTTATCATAATCAATATGATGTATAGACAATTTTTGAGGGAGTTGTGATTGATGTTTTCCACATAGTTGGCACTTATAACCATCTCGGATCCGAATTCGTTCTTTCACTTGTCTAGTGAAAGCAAGTGGATATGGAAGAGTTGAAAGACCATTTCTCCAGGCGGGATTCCTTTCTCCCATTAGCTTTTCAATTGAACTGCTCGGAAGCTGCCTACCGAACCAGTAACCTCTTTCTCCAGTCTGGGATTCGCTTCGCTTGTGGTTCGCTTCGGGTAACTCGATTTGATCTCTTCTATTATGACCGAGTAGAAATCGATTCCCATAGCGAACCGGTTTCTTACAACCACACATACAGAATGTCATTTATTTGCTTCACCAATAATATACTGCTTCGCTATCTGAAGTGACGTAATCAAGGCATCTATCATTTCGATTGATGCCTCGGAACCATCGGCGGGAAGAGTGAAACCCTTTTTTGTCGGAACGAAGTCTTCTTTGTCTTCAGGTTTCCAATTCTCCCTAATATCGACGTAGTCCTTATTCCCGTAAGGTTGAAGGTTGATGATTATTTTAGTATCATCTTTCTTCACTACCTCACCGAACGTTTGCTTGGGTGGCTTATAATCTGCCATCTGTTACCTCCTTGATTTTATAATAAGGTGAAACGGTGGGTATTTCAATAACCGCTCCCACAGCAGTTTCTGATCTGTACGGCTGCATGTTCAGTCTACCCACCCGTCGATGGAACTTAGCACCTTGGCCGTCTTTCTTGGCTCAATATCCTAGCCTTTGTCTCAAGGCAAGAGGGAGCGGCAATTATTCAATTATTAATCTACTATGCCTGAACGAGATTCTTGCTTCCGCATTTGCGGCACTTCTTACGTCCCTTAGGTATAAGGTTACCACAGTCGGCACAGCGATATCTAATCTCACTCGTTTCGTCTTCGCGAGCACCCTCAGTGGGCTCGGGTGTGACATCTGCATCTTTTCCAGTATCGCCACCAAAAGTCTGTGGGAGTGTTTCAGGCGCTGGTGTTTCCGTTACGCTTTCACTCTTCTGCAGATACTCCTGTTTCAGTTGCTCGTTCTCTTCTGGAGTAAGCCACTTCAGTGTGATACCGCTACTGATAATGAGGCCTGCATCGTATCGGTTGAACGTAAGTGTCCTCTCCCGAACGGTGTTCTTCATAGTCTCACTACGGTATCCTTCACTCAGGTAGATAAGATGTTTAGTCTGGTCATAGGTGAATGCGTATGCGGTAGGTTTCCCGGTACGCTTTTCTGTTTCACCTCTACCTGAAATGGCGCAAACGAATGCGTCATATCCATCCATATAGAGAACCTTACGCGTGACTATGATGGCCCTGTCACCGCTTGTGTCGATTTGAGTAAACGCTCCTTTCGTTGTCATCTGTTTTTTCCTCTCCTTATTATTGTGTTCTCTATTATAATATTAAGGTGAAACGGTGAGAATATCAAGCCGGACAATTTATCCCCCCACAACCTTAACTATATCCCCCAGAGTCTTCTCGAGTCCCCTTGAAATAGAATCGAGTAGTTTCGCCTTTTCCTTTTCACCTTTCCTCTCAAAGAAAGTAGACATACGTCTCGAAGACTTAGATGCACGAGTAACTTGATCGTTGATAGAAGTCAACATAATTTCTACCCATTGCTCTTGTTTCATATCTGTTTCAACCTCCAGTGTTCGAACCGACCTAATAAGTTTCGGAACTCCATCTGTTTCAGGAAACGAATAACTTCGTCCTCATTAATAGTATGCCTCTTTGTGGGAAACAATACTGGTAAGGATCGCTCAATAGTCGTTAAGAGTAGATTTAACCGTATCGCTCCCTCATTATCAATAAGTTTCTGTTTCGTCTTCGCATCCACTACCTCATTGATATGCTCATAAATGCCACCCAGAGTCTTATAAGTGTTCAACAACTTCGCGGAAGTAGCTTCTCCGAGAAAGCGTGGTATATTATCGCTCGAGTCGCCTGTTAATGCTTTATAATCAGGTACTTGATTTGGTCCCACACCAAATCGTGCGTGCACGACTGATGTAGAGACAACTGACTTGGGAGTAAGTACAGTCACATTATCAGTAACGAGTTGATACATATCAGAGTCGTACGAGTAGATAGTAACCTCGTGACTCTTCTCTTCGGCCATCTTGGAAAGTGTCCCTATCAAGTCATCGGCCTCATAACTAGGAAGCTCATAACGTTCAATTCCGAAGGCCGCGGTAGCTTCAAATACTGAAGGCCATTGCTGATACAACTCATTATCCATTGGCTTATGGTCAGACTTATACTCGGGATAGAGTTCAGCACGCTTAAGCTTCTCCCCTCGATCGAATGCTATCATACAGAAATCGGGTTTGTAATCTCTCAACATCCTAATGAGAGAACTTACATAACCATTAACTGCTCCAACCTGTTCTCCTGTTGAGCGTGTTAGTTTAGGCATAGCGTGATAATTCATCCGAACGAGCCAGTTGCCGTCCATTATCAGAGTTTTAGTCATCGTCTCTCCCAAAGAATTGTTGAAAGAATTTCCCAATGTCATTAACTGTTTGGGTGGGTGCTTTCACAATGTTAAATCCCTTACGTATACCAATATTAGGTGTACTCCAGAGATGGAATTCATCCTTAACACACGTCCAGAAGATTCCCTCAAGCATGTGTTTCTTCCAAAGGAGTTCTCGAATATGATCGGTTTCCTTTTCTGCATTAACTTCCCCATATTTCAACTTCAGAGTAAGTTCGTCAAAACTTCTCTCGCTCGTAGTCCACAAGGTGAAAAGCTTCTGAAGGTCATTAGACGCAACACCAATTAGAATATCGCTCTCGGTCATTTCCTGTTTAGGTTCCACTAAAGTTTCGAGAGCATTCATTTCGAATGTCAAGAATTTAAGCCACATGGTTCCCCCTTTAACGAAAACAAAAATTCCATATCCCTCTTGAACTTGTCCGTCTCTGTCACCTCGAGCTTTGCTTCCCTATAAAGTTCACCCCAAGGTAATCCGTATTCGGTTTCGAAGAGAATAGGAACATCCAAGGCCCCAACTGGATAGGTATCGATGATGTAACGATCAAAAACTAACCAAGAGTGTTGAAAGTGGTATTTAAGATACCCATCGCGAAACTCTAATCCAGTCCGCTTCGAGAGTAAACGACAAACCATGTGGCACGAGAGTAAATCACCACTAGGTAGAGTCACATCGGGTATCTTCTCAATCTCTCTTTTCACTTGAGCGAATCGAGAGAGAACCTCTTTACTAATAAGCTTCTTTATGTGGGGCTCAAACATTCCTTCTCCTAAATATCACCGTGGTGATTATTAGAGTCGTATCCATTATCAATCCTATTGTATTGAATACTACCCCCACAAGATCAAAGTTAATAGTGAAATAGATTAACATAATAATTGCCCCACAAAGCAACATCACAAACGTCAGTAAACTAACATCGTGTGCTGTATGTGTCTTAAGCAAACGCATGAATTGAGGAACACCCGCAGCCTGTGCTATTAGTGCACCTACAATTCCAAAGATACTTTCCATTATTTCCTCTCCACTTATATTATACGCTAGTCATCGTGCCTAATGCATCCCACTAGTCTGAACTATCCAATCCCACCCATTCCAGATCTTATTATACTTCTTCTCCATTACAAAGGCAAGCCAGAGTTGATCCATTGAAGACTTGCAGGAGGCAGTATTTTTCTTAGCAAATTCCGCAAATTGGAGTATCATAGCGAGTGTATCACATTTGAATTGCAGCATCTCCTGTAGTTGATACTGGTGAGGTAACCATACCCAATTTAACCACCAATCTTGGGGTCTAACATTATCGATATGTACAATAGTCCATTCGGCAGGGAACTCCCATTGACCCATATAATCATCCCCATCGTTATCGTGCCAGCAAAAATCACCATTCGCAGGCTTCCATAAAGCTTGAATCTCTACAGCTTTTATACATCGAGCAATACTCATCTCGGATGTATCCACTACTTCACCTCCTTCGGTTTTGGCTCAATACGCGTTAGAACCTTGACGGGTAGTTTCGATCTTTTCACTGCTTCTTCTATCTGTCTATCTCTATCGTTCACCCATTTGTCTTTCAATTATTTCACCTCTATTATAATTATACCATGAAACGGTGAGAATATCAAGAGTCTGGGCTAGAGAAGTTCCGAAATTTCTTTCGATGGTTTAGACACCCTTACGAACGCGATTCCACCTTCCTGAAAGAGATCGTTAAATTCAGAATCCGCATAATCACCAAAGGTAATGAAGCGCGATATTTTTGCCTGCACAAGTAGTTTAGCGCAAAGGCGACAGGGCGAGTGTGTACAGTAGAGTGTTGATCCTTCTAGATTTACTCCATGTAGTGAACCCTGTACGACTGCGTTCTGTTCTGCATGGATTGCTCTACAAATCTCATGCCTCTCTCCAGATGGGATTTTCAATTCGTTCCTCAAGCAACCCAACTCTATGCAATCACGAAAACCTGATGGTGCACCATTGTAACCTGTTGAGAGAATTTGCTTATTCCTTACCGCTATTGCACCAACGTGGTGTCTATGGCAGGTTGAACGTTCTGCTACTACCATAGCAAGTTTCAAAAAGTACTCGTCCCAGTTCGGTCTACTCACGTATCGTCTCCTTTGGGCGTTCTTGGAAGAATTTAATCCAAGATTCCCTATTAAAATTAACGAGTGCATTACAACGACTACAAAGTGAAATCAGATTCGCGTGGATAAGATTTTCCTTATCATAATCAATGTGGTGTACACTAAGTTTCCTTATACATTCACACTGAGGAATACCACAAAGTTGACATCGATAGTTATCGCGTTTACGAATCTGCTCCTTCAAAGCGTGATTGAAAGCAAGAGGCCAAGGTTCATTCGATAATCCACCACGCCAGTTAGGGTTAAGTTCACCAGAAATCTTCACTTTAATCTCGGGTCGATTCCAAACTACTAATTGAGTGATCTTAAGTTTTTCTTTAGTCTCTACACCGAGGCGCAAGTAGGCCTTATCAAATGTACTGATTGTCTTGAGAACACCAACCGAAATCTTTTTTCTAACTTCGGGGCGTTTACTAGAATTAAGTTCACCAGAAACTTTTCTTAAATACTCAGGACGATTCATTGCCACTAAATGGCCCTCTCTCATTTTTCGTAAAGTCTCTTCTGTTCGAATATAGCAACCTGGTCTCACCCGTTCCTCCTTAAGCTAAACCGGGAGCTCTCCCATTTGTCTTTCGACCCGGTCGGGAGAGCTCCCCTTTGAGGGACATTGCCAGGAGGTGCTCTTGGCAACCCGTCAACGAAAGGGCAAGTCCCGTTAGACGGCCACTCATTAATATTATACCACTACTTTGGTAGTTGTTGTCTCGTTCCAATACCGGTTGGGCGTGTGAGTGCCACCTTATCTCCTGCCTTGTAGCCCTCATCGTATCCATAACCTTCATAACTAATATCGGGCCCCTTATGTGAACCTACCTTCGGCCAATTCGCCTCAAAGTATTCACCTACGGCCTTCTCTGACAGTATAACCAATGCAGTACTCTTCTCATCCTTATTCTGTAACTCTCTCCAGTGTTTTCCTAACCTGGAGTTAAGTCTTTCTACCATTCCATGTAGAAAATTATTCTTCCATCTACGTGGATCCGAATGTAATCCATGATAGGGATGTGCCCGAGAATATGCCGACTGTTGCTCGAAGGACATATTCAAGTAGGGAATACGTTCCTTTTTGAACTTCTCGGTTTCTTCTTGGGCTATACGCTCACATTGTTCCCTTATCCAACTGAACATCTCTTTAAGAACTTCCACGTCCGCTTTACGTCCAATGAATGTAACAGCATAGCTACTTGCGAGGGCCTTGCAAAAACTCCACCGTCCTATAGTGAATCCTAACTCTATCATCCACTCGACTGGTTGACCGTACTTCTGTCCAAACTTGACTCGGGTATCGTCATTCCAATCTTTCCCAACGATTCTATTCGCGTCCTTCTGCTCTGGGGTGAAATTGATAACGTCGGCCATCTCCAGGTCGTACTTGAATAGAAGGTCTTGAGCCTTTTCCATTGCGATAGTTGCTTCCTGTTCGGAACAACCCTTCTCGACCGTCATGTTGAGAAGTTTCTTGACTATATCGAGTACCTGCTCGGTAGTCTTGCCATTACCGTTAGTAGCCTCGTTCATTTGCCCTCCTTAATATTCTTTGTCCCTCTATTATAATATTAAGGTGAAACGGTGTGATTATCAAGCCCGTTCTCATTAATAGTGGGTTGGAATTGAGAGACGAAATCAATTACTGAAGGTGTAATCGCTCCACCATCTTTCGCTGAATGAAGTACTGCTAGTTTCAATAACTGTTTGATATCTCTTCCAGTCAAAGTCGGATGCCTCTTGACGTTCTCAGCAATATCACCATCACTCAACTTCACGTTGTTCAGATCGGCAATCACCCTCCATATATCGGCCTGTTCTTCCTTTGTGGGGCAGGTATAGTTAATACGTGCTATACACCTACTCACAATAGCATCATCTACCTCTTTCGCGAGGTTGGTTGTCATAAACAGAATCGACGTCTGATACTCCAAGACTCGAAGGAGTGAAGCAACTATAGCATTATGCTCCATATCCCTATCACGCGACCGAATATATACGTCCGCTTCATCTATGAGTACTATTGCATACCACCTCGAGCCCCTAGCTAAGAACTGAGCGAGATTCTTTTCAACTTCATCAGACTTTATTCCTAGTTGGGCCGCCTGGATAGAGTACAAAGGTCTTTCACTCGCTTCTGCAAATACTTCAGCAGTAAGGGTCTTTCCAACTCCCGGAGGTCCTCCAAGCAGTACTGCTACACCTAAACCCTTACCTTCAATGATATCGGAGAACCCAGTGCGACTCTGTGCTATAAGAGTCGCGACCAAATCCTTCGTAACCTTCGGCAAAATGAGTTTGGTATCCATGTGTAGATCGTACTTATACAACTTCAGGAAGTTAACGTGAATTCGCATCCTCAGGTGTCTCCTCAAGTCAAAGACTACACAGAAAGGATGTACGGGAACTTCAATCGCTGTTGATGCATTTGTAGCATCACCCGTTTCAGTGACGATATCTTCTTCACTCACGTCCCCCTCAGTAGCTTCAGCATCTATAGGAGCGACCCGTGACCAAAAGCATTGATTGATAGCCGTATCTCTATCACTTCCTCTACGGCGCCCTTCGACTTCACTAAATACATCTATCACAACCTTATCCCCACTAAGAGAACGGGCATTTCCAAAACGCGAATACATATCGTCAGGATCGGATTTTCCTGTACCGTATGCAAGATACTGAGTTCCTATTTGGGGTGCGATTTCATTAAACAATTTAGCTTCTGTAAGATACGCTTTTCGAAGTGCTGGAGTCTCCGCAAAGAAACCTGCTTTTGCTAAAGTCTCTGACGCAGTCATTCCTAACGCAGTACTTGCCACAAAGTTTACCCGTTGATTCATCCTCCCCCCAAGATCATTATAGAGTAGGTTCATATCGGTTGAAGGGGGAACGTAATTATCCCCACTACCAGACTCTGGATGGAATACAATGTGATTGACATAGTAGGCGACATACGTTTTACCATCCTCATCACTAAGTTGTCTATAAATACGATGGCCTGGAACCTTTCTCAAATACTCAATTAACAGAGCGGAGAATTGCTTAACTGTGCGTGGTCGCTGTTTTCCCGCATCAGCTAACGCTCTCTTCCACAGATCAATATCTTGAACGAGAATCTTCGCCCCCTTAATCTTCTTCGTTGCAAAATCATCCAACCATTCCCTAAGGGTTGTTATCTGAGAAGACGTAAGCTTCGCAAGATTTAGAGTGTAATCATCGTCATAATGGTAACCCCGAGCATTCCACTCAAGACCTACGATGCGTAACTTTTCCTCTCCAAGTCTCTCAGCCAGATCCTTAGTGATTTTGATATCCATTGTACCTCCATTCAATTGTCATCTGTTTATTTGTATTTCCGTCCGTCCAGTCATATATCGCATCCCCTCCCCAATAGTAAGTCTCTCTCAACTCGACACACTTATAAGATGCACCTATGGGCAACTCACTGAATGCACATTTTATGGGAGTTGGCCTTTCCGCTTGGAGATTAATCCAAGTCCACGGATGGTTCCATATAAAGTCTTGAAAAGTCTCTTCTCGGACTTTAGCTGTTCGTTGTTCAAGTAAAGCCTCTCGTGCCAATATAGCATCGATATCTTCCCCGGCATCTTTACATTCCTGTATCCTTTTTATTGACTCTGCGAACTGCTCAAGGGTCATAGGTTTGCCCACTATGGTTATTCTTTTCTCGTCCATGGTTATCCCCTCATGTTTCGAATCCAACTCTGCACCAGTGCGAGTGCTTCTTTCTGTCCCATGATAGGCAAATCACTATTACCAAGGGTAACAAGAATCGAACCTGACGCCTTCAATACTTGTTCTTTCTGGTAGGTTCTAAGTCCTTGTTTCCTAAGTTGGTCCTGCATCTCAGGGGACAAGTCTTTAATGTTAACGCCCTTATCAACCATTGCTTGTACCTCCTGATTATATAATATGTAGAAACGGTGGGCATTTCAAGGGAGAGCGCCTAAAGTGGCACCTCATAGGGGAAGAAAGGACTCTTTCGCGTTTAGGGCGATGTGCCTTCGATACATAGCGAACCCTAAAGTGGGCGTTAGACGCGTTTAGCTTCATTTAACTTCGCCTGAGCTTCACACAACTCCCGGATGAGTTGGTGAAACTCTTTACTTTGTCCTCTAGTCATCATTACGTATAAGGGTGTACGCTTAACGTACTCAGTAGTAACCCTTTTATCGAACTCATCCAGAGCCTTCAAAATTTCTTCAACGGAGCGAGGCATTAAAGGTTCCTCCATTTACGATTCTTTTCTTGTAGATCCTTCCACCACCCAGCGGGTAACTCCTCAACGGGTTTAGGTTGTTCGTGCTCTATTTCCTTTTCGTGGGGTCGGACCTTCAACGGTACTAACTCCCTATCGCCCTGTTTCGTATCCATCTTACCTCTCCTCCCATTTCATTACAGCCCACCCAGTAGGTTGACAGAGATAGGAAACATCCTCAATCTGAACTATATCCCCAACGGACATAGAAGTATGTGCAACACCCTGTTCGATTATCCTCTTCTGACCCTCCTCGGTTGAGAGTGGATTTGGTCTCTCAGAATCAGCCCCATTAAAGATCGCAAAGATTCCATCGGGGGAGCATTGCTCTGGAAAGGTATCGTTTTGGTAGACAATTGCATAGTTCTCTACGAGATCGCGCGGGGTTGGATTACCCTCTCCAAAACTTACCATCAATCGCATGCCCCTGGCGTTTGCTTTGGTGTAGAGTAATGTGACTTTCATCGATCGTTTGCCCTCCTGTTTATTTTGTGTCCCTCTATTATAATTATACGGGGAAACGGTGTGAATATCAAGGGCGTGAGAATCTATTCACCAGGTTTACAAAAGGGCTCGGGTCTATCAGGACTATACGTTTCTGGGATGGGTGCGATACTATGAACTTCAGTTCTGCATTTAATGTCTGGGCATCCCGTTCGTAAATTTCCGTGCTCACATACCTTCCGATTCAAGGCATCTATTTGCTGTCCTGAAAGTTTCTCTTCTGGGATAGTACCCATCTTGATTTTTATTTCTGTGGTTGTGGGCTTAAACCTAAGGAAGGCGATTCCATTAATACATACCCACACTCGCCCGTCCTTTGCTACCTGGATACCTAGATCTCCTTCCATATGGAATGATCTCGGGACTTCATTCCCTCCGGTTATAACTTCCAGGTTCTCAACACTAATGCTTCCCTGTTGATGCAATTCATTATATTCAGTTACCATTTTGGTTACCTCCTTACCTGATTCGGGTAGATTATAGAAAGTAGTTCCACAATCATAACATGCCCAATATTCCATAAGGGCCACGGTATTATTGCGACCACAGCCTGGGCACTTAAGAGAGTATCCGATTGCCTTAAAACCCTTACCCATCAATTCGAGACAGGGCTCGTGTCTATCTATAATTATCACTTTGTCACTTTCAATTCCTGGGCGAGCTCTTTCATTGCATCGTCCATCCACTTGATCCCTATTTCCTTATTCTGAGTAAAGTCTTGTTTGACTATCCCGACTTCGAGGACTTCCCGTTTTGCATATTCAACTATCTCAAGGTCGTAACCTTTCCGTTTTGCGTTCCAAGTCATGGTCGGAAAATACCTCAGATACGCCCGACCTAAGTCAGTAATGTCAAAAGCGGTTAGAGGTTCACCTGCTCCATCCGTCTCCCCTGAGTTTGTCACTATGGCAAGGCCCTTCTTGACTAAAGAGGAAATAACTCCACTGGCTACCTTACCAGTAAGGCCACTGTGTGAAATTGCACTGAATGTCCAAGTGGCTCCCCCACCCCTTACTGATTGATCACCGTACTCACTTTCGATGGCCCCTTGTAGGATTGCCTTTTCGTTCTTTGTGATGTTCATTGAGTGCCCTCCTTATTATTGTGTCCCTCTAATTATATAATAAGGTGAAACGGTGTGAATATCAAGAGTGCACGAACTCTCCATCTATCTTCTTGAGGCACTCATTACAATACTTTCGAGGTATGGGAAACTTTGCATCCCCCTGATGGTCATAGCAGAGTCCATTAATATACTCCCAGAACTCGGTAGGACTCATTTCACTAATTTTCTTAGTGGTGGTTGCCATAGTTAGCGCTCCTCTACCATCCCCGCCCCATTCCAGAACAAAGTAAAGTCTTCAACCTGACCCACGATCTGGGATTGAGTCATCAGACCATTTTGCCTGCTAAACTTAAACACCCCATCACTCTCCTCGGCTATGCTTATGATGCCATCATTTGGATCTACATAAACCATCTCCCCATCAACCACGAACCCGGTGAAGGAGTGAAAGTACGTGCTCGAAACGACTACTGCACATTTAATAAAGCGACTTTCGGCGTAGTTATGAAGTTCCTCTGCATAATGTCCACAAGATTTCGTTGGTAGCACTTTAGGCTCAAATGAATCTAGGAGCTCCAATAGTTTATCATAGCTGGGATTAATTGCCCACGGATTTTCTTCGAGTTCAAAGGGTGACAAATCCCCCTTACAGTAGTAAGTGTTCACTTTCACGTTGACATTCGGGGATGCTTCCACACGGGCACATCCTACGAGTAACAACATCAGAAACAATACACTCAAAATCTTCCTTACCATAATCGACTCCTTATGCATTAATTATACGCCAGGCTACTTAGTTCGACGCACTATAAGTATGCCCCTCTTCTCGTGATAGTAATCCAATCCCCATCCCCTCTTTTTACGCAATCGACCTATCGCCTGAGCTACTGTACAAACATGACCTACCCTAGCAATACTGCAAGCCACGTCATCATGAACGATGCGTTTTACATCACCCACGCGGAGTTTATATAACTCTCTTACACTATCACTAATTATGCCTCGTTTCGAGAGAGGTTCCCACTTGGCGTTTTCGACTCTCACAATAGTCCCTCCTTCCTTAGTTTACTTCGATGGTAACGACGACAATAATCTTTTATGGCCTCGGATGCTATAGTCTTAATCTCACCACGTTCTTTCACCACGGCTCTCAACATCATATTAGCCTCACGGTCGATCTTAATCATTTGCTGTGAACTCTTTTCCATATTCCCTCCATGATTATATTATACGGGGGAACGGTGTGATTATCAAGCCGTGTGCATAAGCACATTAGTAAGCTCCGTGGCATTATAAGGTCTATAGTTAACCACCTCCACGCTTACGTTAATAAGCCTCCACTTTCTATCCACGTGGGGTTTCTCATTATGGACGTGGCCATGAATAGCCCAGCCTCGCCACCAACGGGGTATCTCCCAAGGGTCATGAGCCACGTATACACTCTTGCCATCGAGGCGAACTATTACCGCGTCTGATACAAACAGAACGTTATCTAATCCTTCCGTGGTTGGTCTTATGCCGTGGTCATGACTTCCCTTAAGATAGATCTTTCTTCCATTCAGTTGAGCAAGCCACCACTTAGGTCTTCTTGAGCCTCGTCCGAAAGACATATCACCCACGAAGAACACAAGGTCATTCGGTCCGATAGTTTCATTCCAGTTTCGCAATATCGTCTCATTCATCTCCTCGATGGTCTGAAACGGTCTATTACAGTACTTGATGATATTAGCGTGATCGAAATGTGGATCGGATATGAACCACGTATGTTCTGCATCCACTATATCAACTATCGGAATCCGTGATATCCCCTCCACTAGTTTCTCCAGCTCAACCCTTTCTTTGCCCATTCGGGAAATAACTGTTCCGCCACAGGCTTAGGTAACTTATTTCCGAAGCCCAATACATCTCTCATCGGGGTAGTTGGTGTTTCGTAATACGCCGTCCACTCTCCGTAAAAACCTTCACAAGCCGCAACCTTAATAACGTGCTCTGGACCGTAGTCCTGAAAGGTCATTCCTTGGTCGGCAAGACCTAACAGGAACGGATTGTCCTTAAGTTGCACCTCTTTGATTTCATGACTCTTATGATTTGCCATTTCGTTGGCCTCCTTATTCCACATGTATTTTAGTACAGATAAACGTCTTATCCCCTACTGTCTTTATATCCGTTAGCATAATTGATGTACTATCTCCATAATTGGCCACGAAGACAATAGTTTTAGAGTGCATCAGAAATTCGCCTCCCTTATAGCCTGTGAACCTTCTTCCCTGGGCACTTTCGAACATCTCTAGCATCTGGGATACGGTATTGTTTGGCATCTGCTTATCCAATTTATTATTATAGCCTAATGCCAGATACTGATAGTACCCCCTGTAACTGTGTAGCGAGAAGACATCGCAACGACCATCAAAATCTAGTTGGACAATATTCTCTTGGGGTTGCATTTTTAGGAGTAGTATAACCTCACCAAGAGTTCTAATGGGTTCAGCATTGTACTCCTGGACGATCTGATAACCTACCGCCTGCATAGTCAATTTCATCATTACATCCTGTTTATCTTCCATCTTTTAACGCTCCTTAATATCAAATATCAATACGTCTGCGATGAACTTACCAAACTGGATCAGCTGGTCTTTCAACTTCAGAGGTTCGTCTGCATACTTATTCACATCGCCACAATCCTGGTAGCACTTGAGATAGACCTCTCGCAGATAAAGCCTGTCCTTCTCACACAACTTCTCTTTTGCGAGTTCAGACCAATCCCGTACTGGCTCAGGCAACTCCTTCCCACAATTTTTACATACCCCTTTCTGTATTCCTGTATATCCACAGTGGGGACACTTCCTAACACTTATTTCACTCATTTCTTCTTCCACCAGTCTTTCTTCTGTATTTCCTGGGCTTCCTGTAAGTGTCTTTTTGCATCTTCAAGGGCATAAACTATTCTCTGACTATGCTCAGTCAACCATTTAAGGTTCTCTTTACACCGTATGACACAGGCATCGTAATTGTGACCTTCCTGGTCGGTGTAACTCTGTCCACATAGTGAACAAATTCTATCGGCCACTATAGTACCTCCACCAGACGTTTTTCTGCTTCAGTCATAAGCTCAATGGAAGCTATCAGGTGACCAAGTTTTTCCTTATCATTTGCGAACTGGGGCGTTTCCATCCTGGCATGGAGTATCGCAGCATTCAGTTCGCTGCGGATCATTTGTATAGTCTCGTTGGAATCAACGATCACACCGTCGCAACCCTTCACTGGGCAGCGAAGACCTATAGCCTCTTCTTCCATTATACTTCCACAGGTATTACACTTTGGCATTTGTGCCTCCTTATTATTGTCCCTCTAATTATATAATAAGGTAAAACGGCGTGATTATCAAGGGCGTGTAACTATCTCCTTTTCCA